CGTTACAATAGCAGCAGCGTTCGTCGCTCCTGTAGCAGCAATGTTTGTAACGTTAGTCGCTATATTAGTTGCGTTCGTTGCGGCAGAAGCAGCGTTCGTTACAATAGCAGCAGCGTTCGTCGCACCTGTAGCAGCGATGTTCGTTGTGTTCGTCGCAATGTTGGTCGTGTTCGTTGCAATAGCAGTAGCGTTAGTTGTTCCTGTGCTTGCAATGTCCGCAGCTAAAACGCCAGATATATCATATACAGCGTTAGGTGTAATTCCCTTGTCTGTCGTTCCATTTGTAGCAGAATCTTGTAGCTGAACGACTCCAACTTGACTAGTGCTTGCAGTATCGGCATCTACTGTAACAGAAGACCCAAGAGATACAGCACCACCATTAGAAAGACCAGTTCCAGCAGTAATAGTAACAGAAGAATTAGCTAAGTCTGCATTGGCTATACTGCCATTTACAATCATAGTGCTATCGATACCACTAATATTAAACACTGTGCCAGCTAAAGATAGTCCAGTACCCGCAGTATATGTAGTATCGCCATCAACGGCAGACCCATTAAAGTAAAGCGCACCACCAACATTGTATAGCTTGTCAGTTGTAGTGGCAGGAGTATTGCGCTGAAGTGCAACGCCAGTGGCCGCTGTTATAGCTCCACTTGCAGAGATAGCTCCATCAGCAGCTACGCTTGCTAACACAGTCTCCGAACTATTTTGCCACTCTGTGAGATTAGCCGAATGGCTCGTATCACCCTGTACGATAAGCCCAACATCTGTGTGTTCTTTGGGTTTGATTTCTAAAGTAGCATCCGGTAATACGTCTGAACTTGTTACATTACCAATAGCAAGTTTTTTAGCTGATGTATCCCCAATAAGAGTAAATTCAATATGTATTTTATTATCTGAATTATCAATTGGGCTCGTCATTGAGCCATTGTCCGTTACAATTTCTATATTGTTACTACCATCAACTTGAATTCCTGCATCTTCACCTATGTATATATTTTCATTTCCAACCGCAGCATATCCTGCTTCTCCTATACATATATTATCATTTCCAACCATCGCATTGCCAGCGGTATATCCTATAAATGTATTTGTATCTCCAGAAGCCAGTATCCCAGCTTTCCATCCAATAGCGGTCACCTTATCTGAATTGGCTCCCATACCACTTGCAGCTCTATATCCAATAGCAATTAAATCATCATTAGTTGCGTCATGCTCAGCTCCTGCCCCATCTCCAATTCTAATGATATTATCAGTAAATGTAACTTGATCAAAATTACCAGTGTTAGCGGTATTAAACTCTGTTCCTACGAGAGTTAAACCAGTTCCTGCGGTATAAGTGCTTGCTAGGATAGCAGCAGCGTTCGTTGCGCCTGTGGCAGCGATGTTCGTTGTGTTCGTTGTGATAGCAGCAGCGTTCGTCGCTCCAGTAGCAGCGATGTTCGTTGTGTTCGTTGTGATAGCAGCAGCGTTCGTTGCTCCAGTGGCAGCGATGTTCGTAACATTAGTCGCTATGTTAGTTGCGTTCGTTGCGGCAGCAGCAGCATTAGTAGCTCCTGTAGCAGCGATGTTCGTAACGTTAGTCGCAATATTAGTCGCGTTCGTTGCGGCAGCAGCAGCGTTCGTCGCTCCAGTAGCAGCGATGTTCGTTGTGTTCGTTGTGATAGCAGCAGCGTTCGTTGCTCCAGTGGCAGCGATGTTCGTAACATTAGTCGCTATGTTAGTTGCGTTCGTTGCGGCAGCAGCAGCATTAGTAGCTCCTGTAGCAACGATGTTCGTAACGTTAGTCGCTATGTTAGTTGCGTTCGTTGCGGCAGCAGCAGCGTTCGTCGCACCTGTTGATGCTATATTAGTCGCATTAGTAACCGTCAAACCAGACACTATGCTAATCTCACCAGTGGCCGATGTAGCTTGTGTGGTACTGTCTCCGAAAATCAATGACTTAGAAGATGCAAGGCTAATATTTTCAGTAGAATGCCAAGCATCTGTAGCATCTAACCAAGTCCATTTCTTATCACTATCAGTAGATTTTACAACAATTCCGCCATCATTCACTGCGGAGTCATTTCCAATAGGAGTACCGCTGTTAGAAGCCAATTCTAATTGTTTGTCGGCAATAGTTACGGTAGTACTGTCTAGATAAGTTAAAGTTCCACTTACTGTCAAATTACCTTGGGCGATAAGATTGTTGAATGTAGCATTATCGGAAGTATCGATATAGCTTCTGAGAAGGTTATAATTAGATGCACCAGTAGACGCAATGTTGGTCGTATTCGTTGCAATCGCAGCAGCGTTCGTCGCACCAGTAGACGCAATGTTGGTCGTATTCGTTGCAATCGCAGCAGCGTTCGTCGCACCAGTAGACGCAATGTTGGTCGTGTTCGTTGCGATAGCAGCAGCATTCGTTGCACCAGTAGAAGCTATGTTCGTAACGTTGGTTGCAATGTTGGTAACGTTCGTTGCGATAGCAGCAGCGTTAGTTGTTCCTGTACTTGCAACGTCCGCAGCTAAAACACCGGATATGTCGTATACAGCATTAGGAGTAATTGCCCTATCTATTGTTCCATCTGTAGCCGAATCTTGTAACTGTATTATACCGCTAGCAGAAGTAGTCGCGGTTAAAGCATCAAACGTTGTGCCATTTAGTTGAAGACCACTTCCTGCCGTATAAGTTGTGTCACCATCAACGGCAGATCCATTAAAGTAAAGCGCACCACCAACATTATATAGCTTGTCAGTTGTACTAGCGGGAGTATTACGCTGAAGTGCAACACCAGTGGCCGCTGTTATAGCTCCACTTGCAGAGACAGCCCCATCAGCCGTTACGCTTGCTAAAATAGTTTCAGAACTATCTTGCCACTCTGTTAAATTTGCTGTCTGACTAGATGCTCCTTGCACAATAAAACCAACATCTGAATTAGCATTTGGCTTAACTTCTAGGGTTGCATCAGGAGATAGATCTGACGCTCCTACATTCCCAATGGCCAATTTTTTAGCTGAAGTATCACCTACAAGAACATTTTGAATATGTAGCTTATTACTATTAACTCCAATAATACTTGGGTTTGCTCCGTCAGTAACTATCTCGATATTATCATCACCACTAATAGTTTTACCTGCATATTTTCCTATAAATATAGTGTTATCTCCGGTTGATAATATTCCAGCACCATAACCTATATTAATTGCATAGTTCGCACTTGAATCAGCGCCGCCTCCAGCGCTTGAGCCTAGATTGACTTGCCACGCCCCACTCCCATAAGCTCCCGCATTAGCTCCAATGTGAACACTATCCCTACCTTCAAAGTTGCTTCCTGCGCTAGTGCCAAGACCAACACCATTAATACCAGTTGCAAATTTTCCAGCAAGATATCCAACGTATGTAGAATAATCAGAACCCTCTAAAGAACTAAAGCTACCAGTTCCTAAGCTCCTACCCGCATAATTACCTATTAAAGTAGTAAATCGCGAAGAGATTCCCGTTCCAGCATAAGAACCGATTACAACATTATCACGAGCAACCTCATAACTACCACTACCAGCATAATTCCCTATATAAATACTACGGTCGGTATCATTTCCCGTAGAACCAGCATAATCACCAATCCTAATTTCTTTGTTAAACAAAAGTCGGCCATCATTATGTAAATCAACATCTCCCCCATAGGAATGAAATGTACCGTCATTACCTATACCTGCCAAAGTAGTTAGCGATGAGTTTGTCCACACGGTAAGATAGCCTAACTGAGTTACCGCTCCCTGTATCTCTACAACATTCTCTGAAGCTGTTGTGCTTGCAATTGCTAGTGTGGCATCTGGAGCTACTTCATTAACACCCAGCTTACCATTAATATATAGTTGAGATCCAAAAATACCTGACAATCCTATATTTGCCGTAGCCGAACCATTAGCTAATACATACGCACCTGCTGGAGCCGATGCATAATAACCTAATGCTACCCCACTTTTACCCGCCGATGCTCCATAACCTAAAGCTGTATAATATGAAGAATTTACCGCAGTAAGCAATGCAGAAGAGTATCCACCAACAGACACTCCATAGTCACCTCTTAAATAGGTGGTGCCGCCTATAGATACGGTATATTTGCCCGATGTACCCGCTGTAGATGCTGAATTTTCACCTATAGCAATAGCATAATCACCTCTTGAATTTCTTAGAGCATTATGACCTATAGCCACAGCTCCTGCACCACCTTGCCTAAGTGATGCATCTGCAAGAGATGAGTCAACCTTTCCAACTATAGTAGATGTCGAATTTGGTCTAGTATTTGAACCTATACTAACAACGCCTTCAGTTAAGCCAACATCACTAGACATCAATCCAGAAGAACCTATAAAGATAGTATCAGAACCAATGGTTCCAGTTCCAGCGTCCTTACCAATAAACAGATTATGGTCCGATACAGCTCCGCTTCCAGCTCCATGCCCAATAGAAATAATATTTCCATATCCTGAATGACTATAAGATGATATTGGATTTCCACTAAATAAAAGATGACTTCCGTATGTGTCTGATTCTATAAAAGATAACTGAGTTGATCCTGAAAAAGAACCAGACTCAATTCCAGTTCCAGCGTTAAATTGAATATTACTCACCGTACCACCAGCAGTTGCCATTCCAGAAACAATCGAAATGTCGCCTGTGGGAGAAGTATCCATTACAGTTGAATCAGAAAAGTGAATTCCTACATTGGAACCACCTTTAATTTCAAGAGAAGAAGTTGCACCAACATTATCAACTCTAAGACTTCCTCCTTGTCCGAGTATTGGAAAACCAAACTGGTCAACCCCACCAACGAGCCGCACACCAGAACAATATAAAATCCCATTGGATCTCATCCAAGCGGATAAACTTCCAGTTGTACTATACCACTCAGTTAAATTGGGTACATAATTTACGGCGCCAGCGCCCGCTGTATCTGGAACTCCCGTTCCTCCACCCGATGATGGTAACGGGGGTCGTATAACCAAAGCGGTATCTACTTGACTCTTTGGCACTATTGTAACAGTAGTACCAGATGGATAATTATCCATATTTCCATCTGTGTCACCAATTACCATCATTTTATTTTCAAGGTCGGCCTTGATAATGGCAGGGTTTTTGAGAGAGTCTTCTCTGGTCCAATATTGTGAATCTAAATCGCGTCCACCACCGGGATCGTTGTAGTTACATATATACCCAAAACTTCCACCGCCAGCACCATCTCCGGTATGCATCACGCGGTCTCCAACCTGATACGTAAAGAGATCTCCCTGATAAGAATTTATAGAAAGTGGTCTACTTCCACCACCAAGATACAACCATGCGTTCTTATTCAAGCCATTACTTGTCTGCCTTCCACCAATATACTGCATTCCTGACTGAGTGCCGCTTCCAACAGCATTTCCAATTTTAATTGTTCCAGTATTGGTTGGCGTGATAAGATCTATAGCATCCGAAAATGTTATAGCATCAAAATTGCCAGTATTAGCTGTATTAAATTCTGTTCCAACAAGAGTTAAGCCAGTTCCAGCAGTATAGGTTTGTACGAGCCCAGAAACTGTTGTAATATTAGCAGCATTCGTCGCTCCTGTAGCAGCAATATTCGTAACGTTAGTCGCAATATTGGTAACGTTCGTTGCAATCGCAGTAGCGTTAGTCGCTCCTGTAGATGCTATATTAGTCACATTAGTGACAGTCAATCCTGAAACAGTAGCAATATCACCGGTAGGAGATGTGATTTGAGATGTACCATCACCAAAAGTAATAGAATCAAAATTTCCATCAGCACCCGATCTTAATGGCGACATAATGGTAGCGGGAAGAGTAACAAACACAGTAGAATCACCAACTAAAGTAAGTTTACTGTCATCGCTATTAGAACTTGTAAATACCGTATCTCTTGATAAAGTATTAGCACTAGAATTGTATGTGCCCTTGCCTACCTCAAAAGTAATACCTTCTTCGATAGTATAATAAGTAGTATTTCCATTGCCAATACCAGAGAGAACAACACATCCACTTGTAGCTCCTCCTAAAGCAATGGGACCGGTGCCAACGGTGGAGCTATTCTCCTTGGCACGATCTAAAAACACTATATCACCCATGATTTAATCTCCCTCGATTAAATTAAAACTATATAGCCGGATCTGTAATCACGGGAGCAGCATCAAGACTGTTCATAGCCTGTTGTCTAGCTAATTTTGCTTCATAAGATACAGTATTTTCTACCAAATATTTTCGTACTATTTCATTAGCAAACTGATACGGAGTTTGTGGATTATCTATACTATCCTGCGGATTATCAGAATTAGGATCTGAAACTGTTGCATTATATTGATAGTTAGCACATAAAGCCGTTAGTATTCGCTCTACCTGTTCATCAGGAATTTCAATTGCAAAAGTTGCCATTACTTACCCTTCCTTTAATATAAAAAACTGTAAGAAAAAATCCGGTGGCAGCGAGTGCCACCACCGGATAAATATCCCGTTTTCCAAATTTAGTTAACGTAGTTTAGAAAGCTCCTAGCAAGACACGTCTGGTATCAAGTACAGCAAAGCCATGCTCACCCCATCCGTATAGTCCTGCGCGTCTTTGACGATGCAGAGTATCGTCTTCGAAAACCTCTACAGGAGCACGAACCGGCATAACGAAACTATCGCTATTCCGAAGGTCAAGACCAACTACCAATTCGGTTTTACTACTGGGGAATGAACCAGAAAGATCAGAACTATAGAAATTCTGATACTCTTGACTTTCTCCAAGCTCATCTAAAGTATGAAGGTTTACATTGAAAATGCGCGTCAACAAGCCACTATCGCTAACGATAAGTTCGCGTCGAGTTGTTGGATCAACTTCATCCACACCCCAGTTACGAATATCTTCGATACCTTCAGGGCTAAGATAAAGATCAGTCAACTCACCACGATTAATTGAGGTGGAATTACCTCCTCCGTTTCGTCTCATAATAACTTTCAGGAGAGAAACCAGTCTCTTGCTGAACTGACCAGCGGAGGCATCTGCATCGTAAATCATAACGTTGCGATCAGCACCAGCAGAGATCAGGGTGTGCCATCCATCGTCGTTCATTTTCTTAGTGAACTGACCTTGAAGGACATCCATAGCACGCCCAACAACATCCCACCTTGCATCACGGGCATATTTAAGCAACCAGTCAATTGAGGCACCAACGTCATATGTCGGAACCATGACATAGTCACCTTCTACGTGTCGCTCTGGAATACGACCATGATTAGGAATTGTGTAAGCCACAAATTCCTTTTCAGTACCGGGCGCTAAGAAATCGAGCGGAAATTCCGAGGTAGCACCGGGCGCTAAAGTAATCGCCTCAAATACACCATCAAGAATATCTCCACTCATAACGCCCTTGCGAAGAGGAAGCTCTAGTGCTTTCGCTAACTCACGAGTAGCTGCAAGAGATTCCTCTCGATTCATAGAACCAGCTCTGGTAAGAAGCTCGTTCATTTCTGGAGTAGGTTCAAAATACTTTTTAGTAGACATGTAATCTCTCCCTTTATATATTATTAATTAAGTAATGTTGATTTCAACCTTGGCAAAACCATCCGCATCTAAGGTACTAAGAAATCTACCAACTTTAGGTGTAATTGGTCGAGGAATTGTACCATCAAAGACAGTCATAACTCCCTCTATTGCCGTTGCAGAAATAGTACCAACACGAGTAACGTAAGCATCGGCACCAATGGTCGGAGTGCCAGAAATCTGATCAGTTACAACCGTACCACGACGAAGCAAGAGAACCTTACTTCCCTTTTGAACTTCGTCTTTAGCATAATTAATATGCTGTCTGGTAAGATCTAGGTTAACAACATCGTTTAATAACAATCCAGCCGGATTAGTACCACTAACAGTAGTGGCAATTCCAGCGGGCGCCTTTACTAATGCACTTGAGTCATCCATAGCGGCACCGGAACCTCCAGTGTCGTGAATAACTACAATACCTCGCTCAGCAGTTTCGTTCATGAAATAGCTAAGATCGGTTAAATGTTCAACTCTATCTGGTCTTAAAGCCATTTTGTCTCTCCCGATTAATTAATTATTGTTGTCTAAAATAACGGTTTGTACCCAATCTTGAAGACCGGCACGAACTACCTCCAAACCTTCGTCAGAACCAACACTTACATCCGATTCAACGGAAAGTGGGGTAGCGTCTTCGGCCTGAACAGTTTCTAAAACTTCTTCATCAACTTTAGCCTCAACCTCTTCGGTAGCTGCAATTTCTTGTGTTTCGTCAACAGCTTCAACTTCAACAGAAGCTTCGGCTTCGTCATTTTTATCATCGCTTTGTTTCTTTTCAACATCGGTATAAGCAGCTAAAGTTTCCGATAAAGCAGTAAACTGTTCGTCAGAAAGCGAACCAAACGTTTCCATTTTAGCTTCTGCTTCCTCATCAGTTAAACCAGCCTCAACTAGCATGGCTTTTCTAGAACGTGCTTTTTCAGCATCTTGCATCTCTGCAATTTTACTACCAAGACCATTACGATCTGTTGTCATTTCTTCTAAAGCAGTAGTCAGCTCAGAAATGTTCTTTTGGGCAGTTTCTAATTCCGTAGTTAAAGTTTCAATTTGCTCAGTTGTAGCAGCAAGCTGTTCGGCCTGCTCCTTAATGCTCTGCTCATATTTTTCGACATTAGCTTCTCCGAGCTTGTCAGCTAATTCTTTATTTTCTGCCTGAGCAGAATCCAGAGCAGATTTCAAATCAGTGATTTGATCACTTAAAATTTCGTTAGACATATTAGTACTCTCCTGTAAATCAGAATGATTGTAGTTGTCTACTTTTGTTAGTACACCATTTTCATTAAAAAGGGTATTTTTACACGAAAGTGAAGCACTATTAAATTCAAATACTTTATCTTTATCAAAAATAATACTTTCAGGATTAGCCGGTCTATCAACAAATCCTTTACCACTAAAGGTTATATTTCTTAAAAGCCTACCAACCTGATGATTTTGATATGCACCTGTTCCACCATAAGCTCTAAGGTGTTCCGTTAAAAATGCGGTTTCATTATTACGAGCCACAACATGATGTTTGTTATCAGGACCAATAACCGCGTAATCAAATCCATTAAAAATACACTCCATAGAGACATATTTATCTCCAGCTTCAATTTTTTCTATAAGGTCCAAAGCACGTTTACGATAGGCTGGATCTTGCCATTGTTTATAAATAACAGACGACACTAATATATGATAGTGGTCTGGAAGTTCTTTAATGGCTAAATTTTCATTAATTATATTAAAACTTTCATCAACAGCCCAATTATCAATAATTCCACCTACTATCTGTCGTTCGTCATGTTCTAAATTTGTAGGCTTATATTTGGGAGTGTCCTTAGATCCCCACACCTCATCTTTATCAAAAACATCATCATTCTTATTCCATGAAGTACTGACCAAAATTGAGTACACATGATAAATATCGTCATCGTCTTTGGCTGCAAGAGAGACTGTAGCTGGAAGAAATTTCGTTAATTCATTCTTAGTAACAGGCTTGTCAGGCAATAGAACGGGAGACTCATAAGCTATAGACGCATTTGCTATAATAACATCTTCTAAACCGGCGTCTTTTTCAGCTTTATAGACTTGTATTTTTTTACTCATAGTATATCCTACGGGTTTTGCACAAACACTAACAATCTACCATTTTTTCGATAAACTCCCCTTCTGGAGTAATAATAAATTTCTCCAGTATAAAGGTCTTTATAGGCAAATTTACCTTCGGTAGTATAATGTTCAGCATAGAAAGAAGCACGTATATTTCTAATTTCTTCAATACTAAGTTTTCTATTGATATCAGATTTAGCGTCAGATATCCATTCTTCACATTTCTCAATTACACCATTTGACAACTTTGCGTTTAATATTACTTGAATCGTTTCTGCTGTTATGGGTTCGAGATAATCTAAAGAATATAAAATAGAAAATTTAATTTGTTCTGCCTTATTGTATTCTTCAGCAGTTAAGCTACGCATGTTCTTTTTGTTGAATTGTTTTAGAATTCCCGGATTTAAAATTTCAGCTATTTTAGACTGTGCTTCCTTAGCCCAAAGCTCAACAGAAGCCTTGATCTTAGGCTTAAACTCTTTTGGCTTTCTAGGCTCAATATCTCTTGAATTTTTGGGTCTTCCGGGCTCGTTCGTGTTGTCTGGTTCGTCCACAGGTTCTGACGGAGGAGTTTCTTTTGGTCGTCTGAGTTCTAATGCAGATTCATCACCATCTTTATCTTTCAACTTTACACCAACCTGACTGGGAGAAACCACACCCGTTTGCAATGCAATCTTCTCTAATCCATGCTCTTTATCTACAGAGTGGTATGGACTAACCTTTTCAAGGTTTTTACTATCTCTACTTCTATTTTCCGACATAACCCTTCTTTGCTCAATATCTGGTTTAGCCTTAATATGCCTTTGAACAAACTCATCACTAACAATATTTCTATCAGCCATTGCTAATAATAGATTGGTCATGGCCGCAGGATCATCAAGATACATAAAGTCAAATTCTACTTGAGCAGGAAATCTAAAACCCATTGTCTCTTGAATAATTTTAATCTGATGATTCCAAAAAGATAATACTATATTCCGAACATAGTTTAATCTCTCGGTTAAAGTTTTTAAAGAAATAAAGTTATTAGTTGTGCCGCTAGCTCCAAATGTGCCGGTTAGAGTCGGAGGAATGCCCAAACAAGCATAGATAGCCATAAGGGTAGGACGATACTTTTCCTCACCTAAAAACCTTTGTACATCAGTGCCAGTTTCAAGTAACTCAATATCTGGACCCCAAACAATATCCGTTGTTCCACCACCTACATTTGATCCTAAAATGGACTGTAAAGCAGAAGCAGCAGCGGGAGTTGGTGCTAGCTTGTGATCTAAACTACCAAGCTTGAAAATTCTTATTTTAGATATAGCTCCATCCAAGGCTGTTTTATCTGCAAGTTTAAGTCGTTCATATAGAATGAGATCGTTAAAACATGCATAAGTCATGGGATCAGCCCATTCTTGCCAATCGTCTTTTTTGTAAAAATAAACAAATGTTTTATCGGGAGGGAGTAAGACACCCTGTTTATTTTCCGCTGCCTCTAAAATTTCTTTAGGAATTTGAGATAATAGTTCTCTTTCTCGAGCATTAGTAGAATTACGCAACTTTCTAATCATATTAGCAATATTAGATGGTAACTTTATCATATATTTACGATCCCCAACAAGCGAAGCAAGAGCGCCTCCAACAACTTCTACTGTTAGGGGATCAATAAAAGAATACTGCCAAGGAATCTCGCCTTTAGAAAAGCTAGAAAGCTTAATGTCTGCATTCATATCAGGAGAGGCAACTGATCGTTGCATTTCTAACCTTTTTTGCTTATTAATTTTAGCAGTATGCATTCTTATAGGTACATTTGCCTCTCGAAACAAAAGGTTGCATAGCCGTTCAGAAGTTTCCTTCCCCTTTACACGACTAAACCAATCGTTATAGAACCTTTCTACACGCTTATTTTGATGAACTAAGCGTACACCTTGGCAAGCAAAATCCCCCATAAGATCAATAGAATTTCGAATCAACCCTATCCTTCTATACGCTGTCCTTGCAAAAGCTATAATATCCTTATGTTTTTCAGGAATAGCTTGGTCCGGTCTGAAATAATCATAATCAGAACCTCTTAAGCCGGGTCTTCCACTGAGATGAGTAGTTAAATCCGAGAAATTCCTAGTTCGAGAACCTTGAGATGCGGTAGCAGCTTCTTGAATAGCATTGGTATAGACCTTCAAAGAAGCATTACGTTCAGCCTTCGTACCATCCCAACTCACATAAGCTGGACCATCTGGAGGGAAGTTTACTTTTGCATTTGGAGAAGATTTTTTTGTCACTTTGTTATCCTATAGAAGTAATAGTAATTGAATTAGAATCAATACCTATTGTAGATTACACCAACTGTTTTAATTTCTCTTAATTGCAAAGCAAGTATTGTGATTCATGTTTGCCGCCCACTCTTGACCCACATACATCTTGTTTGAAGGGCTTGTTTGAAACGTGCCCGGTTTAATGACAGTTCCAATATTGCTGTATGCAGGAGCAGGTATTTCTCTTTGTAATTGTCTAGCTATCATATTGGCAATAACTAATGCGCTATAACGATCTTTACGCATACGCCCCTTTTTGCCAATATTAGTTTTAATTTCTGGTGTATCAAATCGCTCTCGACCACCAGCAGTTACAGAAACTACAACTGTCACTAGCTCGTCTTTCAGCTCTTCAACTTCCATAACTGCATCTTCTAAAGTATCATATAACCGTAAAGCATTAGATTCTCCTACTTTATCTTTTAATTGTTTGAAAGATATCTTGTCTTTTTCACTCATCAAACTAAGACTTAAGGTATCAAATCTTGGCAATAGCAATACCTTATCTTCCATATCTTTTCTAAGCCCATGATTGGCTTGAGATGTCCATTCTGCTTTAGCAAAATTAATTAATTCAACAATATGATCTCCCGCAATCCTATCTGTATCTTTTTCTTTTTTATCTTCAATAATAGGAAGTATGGGACGTTCACCAGAGAAAAGCTTATCACTATCTCGCAAGCCTTCAGCGATAGCATAACCACCACCCTGTGAATCTATACCTATACGAACGCAAGGAAATACTTTATATAATTCTCTAATTTTTCTACAACAAAAACTGTAATAATCATTTTCTTCTGTTAGTCCAATACGTTTACGACTCTGAAAGTCCTTTTTATTGGTGGTCCACGTATATACAACCCTATGATGCTCTGGATGTATTTCAATAATAATCAAAGCAAAATTATCTTGCTCAGATGCAGGATCAATACCAAACACATACTTCAAGTCTGGATTACCTCTGGTCATAGGATCGAAAGGGTTAACGCACCAATTACACCATCCCGCAGTAGAACAATTTCTATCATGAGCTACGCAACCTTCAATTAAACTTCTTTTAAAAAAGCCTTGACTATCAGAAGTAAAACATGCTCCATATTCCATTTGATATATACCATTATGCATGGTTGCTCTAGAACGTGCCACCTGTTGATCATCCATAAATCCTTCGGGAATCAGCTCATAAGGGATACGCACAATTGAAAATGATTTCCAATCTAAACGCTTCATATATTCAGGAACTTCATCTGATACGTCATCTCCAGCTTCTTCTGCTGCTTTTTGAAAATCACCTTTGGTCTGAATAGTCGATTTATATTTCTTCCAATAAGAAGCAAAGTGTTCAAAGCCATAACCACAAGTTCCAGCAATAATAGACTGATTGGTTTGGCGATCTTTATAATCAACTTCCATAGTCTCATCCCATTTGCCAGAATCCTGCAATAACTTTCTTCTAGCTGCTTGCTTAACATTGTCGGTAGGATTTGCAGAAACCGCCGCAAAACCAGCAACAACAGTCTCATAGATCTCTACAGGAATACTATTAAATTCGTCAGCAATAATAGTATGAGCACGCAAACCTCTTATCTTACTTCCATCTCCTAAAGGAACTGCCATAGCCCAGCTATCATTAATGCGCATAGTACATCTATCTACATCACGACGTGGACCGCTATTATCGGAACATACACTACGTAAAATAGGAGCATTACGCCATATAGTATCCATATATTCAAAAATAACTTTACTTTGTCTAAAGGCCGCACCTACGATAACAATCTTAGTATCAGGAATGAGAATGCATTTTAAAATACCATATACCGCTAAGAGATAGGATTTACCAAATCCACGAGACGCAATATACATTGGAAAAGCGCGATTCCAAAGCTCTTGCAAAATCGCTACTTGTTCTGGTAAGAGTTCTACATTTAATAACTTTTTTACAGTCCATTGAAAATATTTAGGTTTTTGCATTAAACCCAAAATATGTAGATGTAAATTATCCTTTTGTTTTTGTGTTAAATCAATAAGAGGATTTTTGATACTATTAAGATCAGATTGAGCTATATTAAGCCAAGCATGTTCTGCATGTTCTACGTTATAAGTCATGAATATGCCTCATTATTCTAAAGGCCATCTCTTCTGCACGTTTGCTATCTCCACATGCTATTACGTGAATACCATGTTCTATCTGAGCACTTGTAAGCACTCGCATTATATATTTGCCCTTAATGCGTAATTCTTTCCATTTCGCTTTAGGAACGCTAGATCCAACTGGATATTGTTCTATTTGATGCCACCCAAACTCCAATAGAAGAAAGGGGTGGGGAAATGAGGACATTGCTTTTAGTTCTCGCAAAAATCGTTTTTCCCCACAGTTTCCAGCAAGTTCGGAAACTGATTCCTTTCTTTCTATACACAATATGTGCTCTTTATCTTTTATGCTATAGTCGCCAATATCAAGCTTAGTAGTTTCTGTACCTATGCAATAAGCATTTTCATCATACCACCATCCATGTCCTTGTTTTTCTCTTGTGTCTCTAACAACGGTAAACCTACTCATTCACGAGCACCCCACTCTAAAAGCTTTAAGAAAAATATTTCATAATTTTCTTCATGCCCCTTAATTTTGCGATGACAAGACTTACAAAGAGTAATGCCGTTATTAATAGAATAATGAAGAGCCGGATGGCTCTCCCATCTTTTTATATGATGCACCTCTAGTCTCTTTCTAGAGTGACAACCGGGCCATCTACATTTATTTTTATCCCGCCTACGAATATCTTTACGCCATTGCGCATAAGCAGGATCATTCCAATTTCTGTGCTTCATCAATATCGTTATCCACCATGAGTTTAACTAATTCTTCAAAGGTTACTTTAGGTTCCCAACCAAGTTGATCTTTAGCTTTCTTTGGCAATCCTAATAAATATTCCACTTCTGCTGGTCGATAAAATTTTGGATCAATGACTATATATTTTTCCCAGTCATGTATAAAAATATGAGTAAATGCAGCCTCAAGTAATTCTCTGATAGAGTGCGTTTTGCCGGTAGAAATAACATAATCTTCAGGATTTTCCTGTTGCATAATAAGATACATGGCTTCAACATAATCTTGTGCATGTCCCCAATCACGACGAGTTTCGATATTACCCAAACGAAGCTTTGGAAATTGAAAGTTTTGATCTCTAGATGTTCGTCCCGGTATATAGACTTCGTCTTTATCAAACACTAAATCTTTATATGTAATATTGTGTTTATTTATCCACACAAAAAATTCACCAATCCATTTAGTAATTTTCCGCGTAACAAAGTTCTCTCCACGCCTTTCGCTTTCATGATTAAACAATATTCCACAACATCCAAAAACATCATAAGCTTCTCTATAAACCCTGACTAAATTATGTGCAGCTACTTTTGCTATAGCATATGGAGATTGAGGCTCAAAGGGCGTTTCTTCATTTTGATATTTTATTTCAACTGTTCTTCCATCATACAAATCATTTAACTCTGTATAATTTTTACCAAACATTTCACTTGTAGAAGCTTGATAAAATCTTGTAAAAGGTGAAAAACGCCGAATAGCCTCTAAAAAATGCAACGGCCCTAATGCATTAACTTGAAAAGTAAAGTCGGGTTGTTCAAAAGAAGTAGCCACATGAGATTGTGCAGCAAGGTTATAAATTTCATCCGGTTGGTATTTACTAACAACATCATAAACACATCCAGCATCTGAAATTTCGCCTTCAGTAATAATAAAGTTCGGATGATTAATACATTTAGTAAGTCTACTAAAATTATCGGTGCTAGTACGTCTCTTTAATCCTACAACTTGATAATTTTTACTTAGCAACAATTCTGCTAAATAGGAACCATCTTGTCCTGTCACGCCAGTTATTAAAGCTGATTTCATTTTTTACAATCCTGAAAATATTTATAAAATGGAGAATCACTCGGAAACATGGGAGGCACTTATGAGCCCTTTTCTGTAACAATTTCTACATTTACAGCGCCCTGTGTTAAAATATCAACTAAGAGCTGTTTTTGATTTGGACCACTTTCTTTCTCTGAACTTGAAGACGTAGTTGGTGGAACAATATGAAAGCGATTAACTGTGTCATAACCATTTGGAAAACACAAAATATATGTTGGGTCGCAATGAGTACATGGCTCACGTATTTCCAACAACTGAGGCTTAGGACTATTAAAATCAATCGGAGCCACATAATATGCAGTATATTCTAATTCGTGTAAAAAGTCCAGTATCATATCTAAGTGTTTATATTGTGGGTCAAATCTAACCACTAGGTTTGGAAGATCTCTTACAATAGTATTTTGCGCTCCATGTAATACAGCCAATTCATAACCGTTTACATCTACATTTATTACTCCACAATGGGTATCTCCCACTATTTCGTCTACTGTCTGAGTTTGCATTCTTTTTATTTCTTTTCTCCTCCACAAGCTTTTCCAAAAGCCCACATCTTGCCATAGTTGAGAATCCTCATGCGTGCGTGTAGAAAATGCACACTTAAAGTTTGAGTGGGAAGCAACCGCATGAACAGCTTTAATATTTTTAAAACCGTTTTTCTTTATACTAAGATTTAAACAGTCAATACTTTCTTTGCAAGCATCTATACCTATAAACTCATGCATTCCATATGACGCAAGATATAAAGTATGTGTACCTATATGACATCCCACATCAACAATAGCTCCTAAAAAATTTAAACCAAGCTGAATTGCTACCGTAGCCTCTCCATGAAGAATTTGTTTTTCTTCAATTAAGGCTTCTACAATAGAATCGGGTTTGTCTATATCTCTATTTTCTATTGGAAAGAAGTATTGTACATCATCAATGTTAACAGAGCCCTTGTTCATCTATTCCTCCAATAATTTTTTAGCTTCTTCATCGCTCACGTTTTCAACACCTGCCAAAATCGCCTCCACAGCTCCTGTAGTAGGCTCAAAAAGCTTTTTGACTTCTGTTTGACCACTAGAACGTTCTGCTAGATATATAGTCATATGGCGCAATGTCGGATGATTCCAAAGAACCGTTGCTGTTACCGTAATATCTAACCACTCTTCGATATCGCCACTAAACTCAACCGCCGTTAACGAGTCTAAGCGATAGTCTGCAAACGGCTTATCAAGTTCAATAGACTCCCTTGACACTTCTGCAACATCTACTAACCATTGAACTATCCATTCCTGAACTTCTTCCTGAGTTTTAGATGTCATATTACTCCTCAATAAAGGTGTCTGAATTTAACATTGGCTGATCGACAGTGCCGTCTTCATATTCGTGATACTGAGCAAGCTTATCCATTGCCTTTTCAGCCGCTACCCGATGAACTTCCATATCAAATCCTTCTTGCTGTCTAAATTCCTTACTGTCTAACTGACGCAACCACGAAGTAAAATTCGTCTTCGCATCATCGGCATTTCTTTTCCTCTGTTCCCTTGTACCTTTAAGATCTTTCAAAAGCCGCTCTTTTTTTGTTAACAACTTTTCGTGCTCATTAATGTACGCGGACTTAGATGATATAGCCGCGCCTAGTTGAGTTTGGAATGAAGCTAGCGCTTGCGTGTCGCGCGTTGCTGGCGGTTTATCCATTTCGTCTTCAATAAGTTTATTTAATCTAGCGATGTTTCTTAAAACTTCTTGGCGGTCTTCCATGCCTCTATTGATAAGCACCTCTGTTCTAATAACCTCTAGTATTTCCATTTCCTCTGTATGAGTAACGTCCTCAGAGAATTGTTTAAAGTAGTCAATCCACTGGTGTTCGAAAAAAATTAATTCGGGATCTCCGAACTGTTTTTTAAGTTCCTTATAATAATAGCGGTCTCTTAGCCCTACAAGAAGATGTTCATCGTCACTCATATTGCGCATTTTGAGATTTTCTTTGTCGATAAACTTTTGTACCGGCGTTTTAGTCCTATTTAAAGTTTCAGCAATTTCTTCTATGGAAATATTGAAACAATTTTGCCGAATAAAGTTCATTTCGTCAATCGACAGTTTTCCACGCTTCTTCGTCAATGTTATTCTCCTTGAATATTTGTATGATAACTTCAATAAGTATATCGCGTTTAACCTTTGCTAATTTGAGATTATTTACCAGCCTAATCCAATCTTCTCTATATTGTACTGGAATAGATTTATCAACTAGGTTAAAAATTTGTTTTTTATCTATCATATCCTCTATAGCATCGGACTGTTTGATATCTAGGTCTAGTTGTGCAGTGTTCATGATATTGCGTTTTGCAGTGTTTCTTTTTAACCATCCCATATACAAATCACATTCTTCATGATTATCATATGCCCTACATCCATATCCTTTATCGTTTTCAAAAGCTATATCGAAATATGGACAGGAATCGCAAGGCTTATCCGGCCTTCCAAAGTTATTTCTCTTAAAGTTATAAAGACGGTTTCTAACATGTGTCCAAAGAAAGTTTTCTAGAGGTCTGATGCCATCGTAATTTTCAATACCTTCCCAAGCAAATAAGCGTGCCTGTTGTTTCATATCTTCTAATGCATGATAACCAAACTTAAATTTATTTGCTAATCGATTCGCTATGTTGTTTATTATCTGGATCACCTGTTCTTCCGTCATACCCTGCGGAATCACCTTGTCTAATCTCCCGTGCTTCTAAATTTTCAATATTTAAATGGGGGTCACTAACTAAAATAGCTGCTTCTACATTAAAAGCGTCCATGCTCAATTCGAGGCCTATAATATTTTCTACCTCTTCTCCGGTATCTGCATCAACTACTTTCGTTGTATCTCCCGTCCCTTCCGATACTATCTTTAATCTCATTTTGTTCTCCTAAAAGGTCTATGATATCTTTTTCGGTGGAAATACTTGCTTGAGTCATTACGGCCTCGTCTAAACCGCTAGCAGCAATGGCTATGGGTTCTGTAGCTTGAATAATTTTTTTCATTCTTATGATCTCCTTGACTATAATATTATATATGCAAATGACCACTTTATTAATACACAAAATAGGCTCTCTTGTAAATGAATAATAAATGGACTACTGAAGATAAGCGATTTATTAGGGAAAATGCTCATCATATTAAAGATAAAGATTTAGCTAAAGAATTAAGCTTGCGTAATCAACGCACTATTTCATTAGATGCTGTACGTAAGCTTAGACAACGTCTTGGTATTGTTAAAAAAAGCGGACGAGGCAGATGCGAACTGGAGGAAAAATGAGCTGGTGTGAGTTCAAAGATAGTGAGGTACATGGAAAGGGTATCTTTGCGACGGAAATTATACCCGAAAACAAAGTTCTTTTCGAGACCCATAAAAAGACAAGCGGCGCTTTTGAGTGGCTTAATCTAGTGCCGAACTGTTCTTATAACCATTCGGGCAAACCCAACTGTCGATCTCTTACTCTGGGAAATTTTAAATATTTAGTGACTCTTAGGGAAATTGAAGAGGGGGAAGAATTGGTCGTGGACTATAGAAAAGATAGGGACTTAGAGCAACCGAAGAAGGGGTGGTGAGTGTTATCACTATCTTTAGGATAAAAGTGGACATTTGGTTTGATGGGTTTTAGTTTGTTTGAACCACCTCGGCTTTTTTCCTATTTTATACGAGAATTCACTTGAATTAGAAAACCCCACCCTATATATGCGATCTGTAGCTGCCTCGACAGCTCAAAACGGCCCAACTTGCTGCCTCGGCAGCTCAAAACGGTTCGCTCACCCTAAGCTATACCCACCAAAGGACTTAGGGCGACCGAGCCCCGGCCCCGGCGACGTAACTCCTTACAGTGTATAGAGTTATGGCTATTCTGTTATTCTTTCAGAATTATTTCATACTGCTATTGCAATGAGACGATAATAGTATATAATGAGAGCATGACAAACAACAATCACACAAAAGGAGTTGCCATGATTAATCTTAGCAGAGTTTTGTACGGCGTATATCTTCTGGTTTCAATCTTCATTCCCGCAAGCATTGTACTGATTGCTTCCGCAGTTCTCACTAGCCTTATCACCCAGTAAAGGAAACTACAATGGACTTTAATTTTGATGCAAAGAAAAGAGTACACCCTAATACAATCAAGTGGGCACAAGCCCATGATATTGAGATTGAGGTAGGCAATAGGATTGTTGAGGTATGGCATAGGTGTGATAGTGTGAATGATGGGCTATCTGTCATATGTCACAATGAGAACGAACTAGATGAAGCTCTCGATAGATTACATGATGAGTTTACAAAAGACATGATTCTATCCGTACACGACGATCCACACTGGAGAAATTAAAATGTACTCAGCAAAAGACCTACAAGACTTTGTCAACTTAAAGAATGCTCAACAACAATTAAACAATCAAGCAAAAGTAATACAGCAAGAAATAGTTAAGCTACACAATAATGCCAACGCTATTAACAATAGGCTTAAAGAAAATCAAATTAAGCTAGAACAATATAAAGAATTAGAAAACGTTAAAGAAATGTTTAACCTTATAGAACCCGAAGAACGTATAGATAATATTCGACCAAATTATGTAACAGAAGAACAAAAAAAGACTTTACTTCTTAAACTGTTCTCAGAGTATAGAGCATTAAACCCGCGATCAACCCGAGTTCCATTCGCTTGGTTGAAAAAAACTTTAGATAATCAATATAATATAAAAACAAGAAGTGTAAGTAATTTCTTTACCAAGCTTCTTCCTCAATATAAAAAAACAGGGGGAAAAAGAAACCGATGTGTGGTTGTGCCATAAACCCTTACTATCAAACGACTTACGACGAGCGCGGCCCGGCCCCGGCGACGTAACTCCTTATACAGTAACGACTTACAACTACTTTGGAAATCTTTGGGAATCTCTGGGAATTAGTGGCCATAGCTATTGACAAATGACGATATATAGTATATACTAAGAGCATGATAAGAAACAATGATAACACGAAAGGAAATGAGATGACTAAAATCACATTCAACAATGGCGGAAACGTATTTGGTATCGAAGTAGTAAAGGTACACTTTCGGCACTTTGTTGCAAAGTTTGATGGTAAGGTTATTGAAGGTACTCGCTGGCATAATGACGGCGGTTGCGAATCGAAAGCTCAAGAGATTATGAAAAAAAGAGCTATTGACAACCAATCGCAATTTTGCTAAAATAAGAGAATGACAAACAACACTAACACTCGTAGAGAATGGAGGTTGATATGGATTATCACGAAGCATGTGAAGCGATTGTATCACGACAGGAAGCACGACTTGAACTAGAGGCACACGATGCCCCCTTCTATGAGTTCACGCAAGAGCGTGGCGATAGGGAGGAGTACTATGGTTATGAGATACTTAACTTCTTAGGATATTAAAATTAAAATGGATTGGAACTTTATTTCCTTTATGGTTGTGTGGGTAGTGCTTGTGGTTATGGTATGGCGCGGCATATGGAAGGCAACACGGGAAGACAGAGACATCTGGTCATAACCCTATACTACCAAAGGACTTAGGGCGACGGCGCCCCGGCCCCGGCGACGTAACTCCTTACACAGCAACGACTTATAACTATCTCGGTAATCTTTAATAATAAGTGGCCTACCCTATTGACAAACGCCGATAACTAGTATATACTAAGGGCATAACAAGGAAAGAAACAATGACACTCGCACAAGTTAAACTCTACATCAAGTACAGTACAGTTCGTCCGACTCACATCAGTGTTGCACGTTGGAGTGCAATGGTTCGTCAAGCAAAGGGATAAGACAATGCGTAACGTTATCTGGATCATCAAAGAAGTAGCTATCATGTTTGTCTGGACCAGTATGATACTGATCACATCTGCCATAGGGGCACTGGTACTACTAAACAACATGTAAGATACGCTCAACTGGAGCCGTAAGGCTAGGGCTAATCGCCACTGAATGAGAGTCTTACCCATGGTAGACTTCTGCGAGATACGGTAGGTGCTCAGGGCACGCGAGTTATTTTATAAGTGCTGATGTGGTAACGACTTAGGGCGATGGAGCCCCGCCCCGCTCGCCGTAACTCCTTTGATACTAACGACTTACGACGATTCCGCAGAGCAACTCATGTGCCAAACACAATCTAATCTCATAATGAGAATCCTTCCCTGCCACTTTGACAGGAGAAAAGCCGACTAATTTCTCCTAAGTATATGATATCAAACGACTTAAATGCGGTTTGCCATTTTGGCATAGGGGTGCTAAAATCTGCCATTATGACGTTAAGGTAATTTAATGAAACGTTACTAAAAAACTATTTTCAAGATTTTAACTCGATGGTACGAAACGACTTACGACAACACAAAAATCATTTATTCTGAATGGCACGAATAGTGCACTATATACTATTATGAAAAGCGTTAACACAAGTTCGACTGGAATCGCAAGATTAGGTTTAAGAGACACTGAACGAACTACAACCACAGGAGAGAAAATGGACCATTTTGACACGGAAATTACTTGCGAAGAATTCTACTGTGACGAGGACCGACTCGCATGGGAAGAAAGAACACTATTTTTTGAAGAAAAGGAAAAGAAAATGAATCTAGAAAAAAGAAGTCAAAAAACAAAAGAAGATTGGATTAAGATTTTAAATCACCTTAAAGCTAAGGGTTTTCGCGGAGTAAGAGCAGAAAAAGAAGCTGCTAGATGTCTAAAGGAAATTGAAAAAAATGAGCTAAAAAAAGCTCATAAAGAATACACTGAAAATTTGGATAAACTAAAAAATCTTTGGAGTTAATTAAAATGTCAAATAAAGTTGAATTAAACAGAATGTACAATGTTCGGATAGTAAGCCCAAAAGGTCGGGTTGAGAATCACCAGCAAGTGTCTGGAGAGAGACTCGCAAACGATCTGAAATGTGGAGGTTTTCACTATAATAGATTTAATCCGTTTTGTGAGATTTTAAGTTGGGAAGCGGTTCCCGAGATCACAGCGGAAATGGTAACAGGTCATGGCCGTTGGGGTTGTGAATGACAATTAACTTTTTTAAGGAAAATAAAATGAGAACTCTATTTTATTGGATCAAGGAAATTGTAATAATGTTTGTTTTTACAAGTATGATCTTGATTGCTTCCGCCGTGGGAGCTTTGGTACTTGTATCTAATATGTAAAAAAATGATCTGGGGGGTTGACTTTCACAATTACTATGGTAAAATAAAAGCACAGAACCAAGACCTAACTGGACCCTACGGGGTAGAGCTTAAAAGCTACTGAATAGGTTTTACTTTTACTTTCTTTACTTTTTAGGAGATGCAAAGATGTCAATTCAAGTTACTAAGAATGACGAAACAAACACAATGACCATCGTGCTGCCCTTGTCGGCCAAGGGAACGCTATCGGCTAGCGGCAAGAATGAAATTCTAGCTACCACGCGCGGCAATCAGCAGATTGCGTTGAATGGGCGAGTTGTGTCGGTTGGAGTAAACGTATATACTAAATCATAAATAAAGGGAAATAGGTGAAGCAGGTGGGATGGGATAAAGCTCTGTTGCTCAATGTCCCATCTTACCCAGCCCTACTAAAGCCCCCTATATGGGGGTTTCCCTTTTTAAGGTAGAAAAATGACATTTCATTCAAGAATAACTAGACTACAGAGATGGCTGATCGTACTGGCATTGTGGATTATGTTAGGATCTTATATTTTTGAGCTATACATGAGATACTCCTAAACCCTTACGTAGTAACGACTTACGACGACGGGGGCGGGCCACGCTCGCCGTAACTCCTTTCATACCAACGACTTACAGCTATCTCGGAAACTTTTCAGAATTGTTGATTGTAGGTATTGACTTTTGTCGATAAGTAGTTATAATAAGAGCATCACAAGGAAATAAACAATGACACTCGCACAAGTTCAACTCCGAATTCGCTTCACTCAGGTTCGCCCGGCTCACATCAGCGTAGCTCGTTGGGCTGCAATGGTTCGCCAAGCAAAAGGATAAGGGTCCAAAATGTTAGATTTAATGGCAGAAATTACTTGTATGCCAAACGCAAGTAAACGTACTAAGGATAGAATTAGGGAACACGGTCCCGTGTTTAAATTGGAAGCGTTTGACAATCCAGCTTGCATGGATGGCGTTCCTAGTGTATTCTTAAGATCTGAAGACGGATGGTTTGGATGGTTGATCAGCGACGAGATTTTTTGCCGTAATGCTCCCTCACCCTCAGACAATATGATTGAATGTAACAACCTGTTGAGAAAGTAAAATTATCTGCTACAGGGGTTGACAAGTAGGAATTTTGTGGTATAATAAAGAGACACTTAACACGAAGGAAAAAATTATGACTTACGAACTGACCGAACTTGAAGCGACTATTTCCGAATGCTTTGAATACAATGGTAAGAGCTTGGCGGAATGGGATGAAGAGAACAAAAAAATCCAAAAGGAACTTGAAGAAAAATATATGCGTGAACAATTCGCCAAAGATTATGAGCAAGAACGGCAAGAAAATATCAAGTTATACCGTGAACAAGCCGATGAACTAAGTAGGTACGATTCGATAGGTCAGTTCGTTGACTTAGCTGGTGAGTTTGATAGGTCAAAGGTTCATGTGGATGAAGACGCTCGGTATCGGGCACAATTAAAATTTGCAGCAAGAACCAATTTGGATATGGAAGATGAATAAAACTACGGTGAGATATATCGGCGTATTGCTTATTATTTGGGGGTTGATTTTCCTGAACGGTTGTGTTACAACTACAAAGGTTGTGGTACGACACGCATTCCCAGACGATCACATTAACTACGAAATTTCACAGGAAGTATCACGAGCATATTGAGCCCCGGTCAAAGAGACGATGTTTGATAGGTTAGTGGATATGGTGCGGTAACCTAGCCACAAGTAGCCACTGCAAACATTCTCGGTGCAAGTCCGATGTGGGGCATCCTACACTTTATTTTTTGGAGAAAACTATGAGCCACGATCCAACCGAAACTATTCGCAGAAGCGAAGTCACTAGAATCAACACGGAGGTAGAGAGTTCAGACGAGGATGCGGAACGAGTACGGCTGGAAGCGGAGTATGGACAAGTGTGGAATACACAACAACTTCAAAAAGATTTTGTAGCGAAGAGTTTTGCGGCCCCATATATTATTGTGGAACGTAAAGCTGATAATGTTGCCGGTACGCTAGAATTTCAACACGGTCCACGTTATTATTTTAACTTCAAGGAAAACTAAAAATGAATTTCCCTTATGGTAGCAAGATTGAGTTTGATGGTACGGAATTGACTTTTACAAAAATTGAAAACACCAAGAGCGGTGGTGTGGTTTGTATTTTCTCTGATAAAAATGGGAAAATAACTAAGCTCACACAAAAACAAGTAGAGGAGATTTTATGCCCTTAGTTTGGACTATTTTATGGTTGGGTGCTGTGATTGGAGTATGGACTACGATTATATACGTTAGCTATAACGATAAGGATTTTTAGTGATAACTTGTAAAGCTATGCGACCAAGTACCGGAAGCGTTATTAATGTGGAAATTCCAACAGAAATTGGAAATGATCCCTTTGCAATTGCACAGTGGATAGGTGAAAAGTTTAATTGGCAATTTATTCCACTTGGAAAATACCACATCAAATTTCTTAACCTTAGAGATGAATTGTAAACTTGACGTAAACCCTTACGCTGTAACGACTTACGGCGATGGGGGCGGGCCGCGCTCGACGTAACTCCTTATGTAGTAACGACTTATGACAATGTGGGAAATCTTTCAGAATTATTGATGGTGGGGGTTGACTTTGGTCGATATATAGTTATAATGGGGGAGTAAGAAGAAACAACCCACGACCAAGGAGCAATCATGTTTGATCACTTTGATTCGGAAGTTAGCTGCGAGGAATACTACTGCGACGATTTCGACACATGGGCAAATGAAGTCGATGAGATTCCCGATGAGGAACTCGAATGTGTTGCGGACTTTTTGGATAATTATCCATTGCAGCACTTGACAGACCCAGAATCTGTGGTATAATAAAGTACAAGGAGAAACCATGTTTGATTACAAAGACCACAAGTGCCGCATAGAGTATGATCGGGAAGAGGACAATATCAAGGCATGGCATATAGTCAAGAAGCCCAACGGGCAGGAGGTGTACGCTGACATAAGCCCTTACAATGATGATGAAGAACTGATGAAAATGTGGATTGATGCGGGCTATCCACAACGAATAGGAAGAGCCCCACTAGATAGGAATGATTTGTTATGTTTAATGGAAAACCGAACCATTTACCAGAGGGAAAAATGTCAAAGCTAAAAGTAGGACAAAACGTCAAATTTGTGTATCATAATAAAGTGCGGCAAGGTAAAGTTGAACGAGTATTCAGCAATAAACCAGAGCCTGCATTTTGTGTGGATCATGGCGACCACTTCAAATCGTATCGACAAAGTAAAGCTGAGTTCCTAGCCAAGTAAATAATACTGATAAATATCACTAGGGCTTAGATTCATAGGGCGCAACCTCTTTCGGGGGGTTGCGTCTTTTAAGCACAGAAAGGTAAGCATCATGTACGATTATTCTGACGACTTAAGTAACTATCAAGGAAAAGGTTGGCCAATTGAAGAGGAAATTTTTTACGGGAATCAGGAAAATTTACAGGAAAAGGTAGAATTTAAAGATGCTCAAGAGGATAATGCCGATACTTGAATTTTTGGCTATTGTGGTATGGGGTGTGCTAGCGATAAT